TATCTTTTTACTATTGCTTCTGTACCACCGCCATCTCTTTTACCTAGTTGTAGATCAGATATAGCTACAAAGAAACTTGCCTTTGGTTTTTTAATTTTAGGTTTTGATTTACGTTTGTATGATTGTATCCAGTTAGATAGTTTCTCATATTCTTTTTCGTCTATTGTATCTTCTGTTAAAACTATCTGTGCTTTGTATGCCCATGCTTGTTGCACGTCTCCTTTTCCCAAATTCATATCCCACGTGCTTACACGAATTGTGTCATTTAGGATAGAATATTTTTTAGGATCGAATCCCCACGACTGTAACAGCTCGTCAAACTCTGGGTTAGCTTGTTGCAATGCCCTTGTAGTTATCGTTCCAGTCTTTTTCTTGTAGTCAAACTTTACACCTGGTTCCCAACCATTAGGGTGGTTAGGTGTATCAGACTCCTCGTTGTGTGGTACGTCCTGTTGGGTTGTAGTAAGTTTACTTACTTGTGAGTTGTTTTTTTGCATACTCTTTTAGTATCACAATAACAGAACCACCACCTGCAATAGCTGCAGCTTGGATTGTGTTTATGTCTAAATCGAGTGCAGGACCTACAAGCAAAGCACTACCAAATGCTTCGATGAATGTCCATACAACTTTTTCAAGTAGTCCTTTGAGTTCATCACTCATTATTACTCCGTTCTTATATAATTCTTCCTCTTAACTTAGTCTCTATACGTGACACTTTTTCAAGTATCTCATCTAGTTTTTGTTGTTCGGAAGTCTCTATAATTTTTTCTCCTTCTGATTTAAGATTTATATGTGTGTATTCTATTGTTACTTTTTCATTATTTTGTAAAGCATTTCTTACTTTAGGATACATTTTTTTGTATGCGTCGCCTGAACCACCGACAAATCCATCTTTACCTTTATCTAAATCTTGTTGTGTCTCACCAACTAAAAGACAACCTGCGGTATGTTCGTCGGTATTCCCTGTGTGAATTAAGATCCATTCAAATCCTGGTACGTCTTGTATCCACAACATGCCCTTGTGCCAGGTATTGCCATATTTTGCACTATAACGTTGATCAAATTTTCCTGCTTGACGTAGCACTACGTTGTATGAACCTAGTGGTATAGCGGTTTCAGAATGTATTTTTACAGCTTGTTCTTGATCTTCAAGAGTAAAGCACTCAAACACACCATCAATAAATAGCATGCCGTTTGTAGCGTCTTTGCCAAACTGCGTTCTAACTACTTGTAGTTTCATTATATCTCCCTGTCTTACTTTTTATTATAGTTAAGACATTGCAGATTTCTACACTTTATAGAAAAAGTTTTTAGATCAACTCGCATTGGTTCCCTACATCTAGGACAATGGACCTTCGTATAATCCTACCTGCTAGCTGCCCACATGTTGTCAACGAGATTAGGATACTTACGACCATTAGCTTTAGCTCTAGCTTTTGCTTTTGCCTTTTGTGCAGGCGTTAGCTTTTTACTTTTGCCTAGACCTTTTGGTCTTGGTTTATCCCATACTGGTTTTTTAGCCATGTTATTTACCTTTTTTCTTTTTCTTCTTCTTCTTCTGTAGCATAGCAAAGTCTGCACCGGTTATTTTATTAAATGGTGGTGCTGCGTTAGCTATTTTCTTTTGCTTTGCACTGTAGTCTTTGTACGGCATTGCTTCCTCTCTAAGTCCACTTAGTCTTATTAGCCCAGAATGCTGCAGACATTTTACCTTTTGCAATATTCTTTGCATGTCTAGCTTGAAATGATTTTCTTCTAGCTTTAGACTTTGCGTCCTTTTTTTTACCTGCGCCGCTGACTCCTTGTTGTCCATAGCGGATCAACTTTATCTTGTCTCCTTCTTTGGCAAGAACAGCATGCGACTTTGTTGGGTGATTAGGTGTTCTCTTAGGTTTGTTATAACCAGAAAACCTCTCACCTCTATACGTAATCATTACTTACCTACCTTTTTTTGTGCATTCTTATGCGCCTTACTAAAGGACGCACCTCTTCTCATACTGTTGTACATGTATTGCATGTGCTTTTTAGTATGATGTACAGAATGCTTTTTCATTGCCTTCTGCTGACTCTTAGTCAACTTACTAACATCTACACCTTTAACCTTCATTAGTAGCCCATTCTTTTTTTCTTACGCTTAGAAGAATATCTTTTCTTCTTACCTTTTTTCATTGGCATACTATCTACTCACCTTCCTAACTGTTTGTTTCTCTACTGGTTCTTTACGCATACTTATCGTAAGTAACCATAACACTGTGCTTATAATTATAGCAATACCTACAATATCTTTTGCAGTTCCGGTTAATGTTAACCATGCAATAAAGAATCCTAATAGTGTAAATGTTTGTGCTATTGTTTCCTTCAGCACTTCATATAACCACTTAATTATTTTTTTAATGTATTTCATATCCTACGTCTTATTCTAACTGGTACGACTTGCACGCTTGCTACAATTTGCGAAGCTATGATGACAGGAACAACAACTTCTTGTGCTTTTTCTTTTTGTGTAGATGTCATTGTGTCACCAATAGTTGTAAGATCTATTGCAGCTACATCTATATCTGTAAATGCACCTACTGGATCTGCTAAAAATTCTTCTGTTTGTACCTCTGTAACAACGTCAGCAAGGTTGTAATCTTCTACATCAGCATTTTCTACTGCACGTTCTACGTATTCTTCTACAGCTTCTGCAACTGCTTCATCTTCTTTTACAGCTTCAGCAATAATTTGTACGTCTTCTGCTTCGTCTAATTGTAAAACTTCCTGCACAACTTCTACTTGTTCTTCAGTAAGTTCTTCTTCTGACGCTATCTCTATGACTTCTTCTACGACTGCACTTACAACTTCAAGTACATCTTCGCTAACAGATTCAAGATTTTCCACTCCGACTGTAGCAACTTCTTCGAGTATCTCCACAACTTCTTCTGTTTCAAGTTCTTCAACATACTCTTCTATAACTTCTTCTGTTATTTCTTCTTCAACTACAGGTAGCTCTATAACCTCTTCAATAACTTCTTCTAATACTTCTACTTCTTGTTCTATTTGTTCTGTTGTTTTTTCTTTTGGTTCTGGATCTGTGTCTTCATCTTCTTCTTTAGATTCCTCTTCTCGTTCCACGTCATCTCCAGGTACCTCTTTGTCCAACTCATCTTCTTCTTCCTCTATAATCTCTATCTCTACTTTAGGTTCAGGTTTATCATCATCTGGTATAACTATAATAATATCTTCAGGTATCTCAATATCGTCAAGATCAATGATCGGCACGTCAACAATATCCAGGTCCTCAATCGGTAGTATAGGTGGTAAAGGTTCTCCCTTATTTTCTCCTTCAATATCTGTATCTTCAATGTCAATGACCACCGTAGGTACCACATCATCATCGCTAGGAAGCTCTGTTTTTTGTTCTGGTTTTTGTTCGTCATCATCTACTTCTATTATAACGTCTTCTTCGTCAGGATATTCTATAGGTAAAGTTTCTGGTATATCACAATCACCACGATCTATCTGTGCGTCTGTCATATAACAACCGTATGCTGCTTCATTTGCAGCACGTTGGTTATCTCTATCTACTGTACCATCTGCAACCTGTGTAGGTGTATAGTCAGATACTGTGCCATCGTCCATAACAACTTCTACTTTTTCAGGTATTGTTGTAGGTGGTACATAAGGTTCTGGATCTGGTTCTGGTGCAGGTGCTTGTGTAGTAGGTGGTGTAGTTTTAGGCGGTGTATATTCTGTTGTTTCAAAATTATTAGAGTCTGAATCTGTACATGATTCACCGTTCTCTAGATCGCCACAAACAGAAAAGGTCCAATAAAATGTACCTGTTTCTATATACTCATAACCTAATGTATATTCTCTAAGAGTTGTATCGTCTATGATTACACGTGTAAAGTTTGTATTGTCATAGCTGTAGTTTATATGAAATGCGTGTGCGTCTACATCACCATCTTCATACTCCCACTCAAAAAATACATCTTGTCCTTGATAATTTACAGATACATTTATTGCATTGTTAGGTGTAACTGGTGGTGCAACAGTAGTTGTAGTTGTTGTACTTGTATCATTACAAGTTGTTTGTGGTAAACCATTCCACACTAAATTAACAAAAGGTAACTGGTTAGGTATATCTATATTCATTTGTGCTGTTAGATCAGAAAAACTATTATCTGTATCGTTATCTGCCCTGATCTTTACTCTAAAATTACCGTATGGATTCTCAAAATATGTTTGTAAATCTGACAAAGAAAACGTATGGTAGTTCCATTCTTGATTACCTGTATGACCAAATGATGTACTTACGCAAAAACTACTTGTTGTTACGTCATTATCTATGTCAAAAAATATTGTGTATTTTTCTGGAGGACTATCTTCTAATCCATCAGATGTAAATATACCAATAGTTATATCACCAGTTGTAGTGTCTATTGCTAATGATTGATTGTATGGTGCCTGTGTAGTTACATGATATGCAAAGACAGGTACAGGCACGACTAGGAATATAACTAGACCTAGTCGAACCAGTGTATTAAATTTGTGAAGCACGAAACTTACTTAGTTCCGCAACAACCACCGCCACAACATTCCATAGTTATACCTCTCTCCCGTTCATATCGTTATGTGTTTTACTATCGAGGATACCGAATGCTTGATTGACTTCCTCCATTGTAAGTTGCCCATCATTAAGATATTTTCTAGCGAGTATCTCTAGTACGTTAGCTACGCCTAGTAGTCCGGCAAGTAAAGATGACTCTAGGACATCGATTCCTACAAGACTACCTGCACCGATAACACTCAATGCCTGTGCTATAAATACAGCAATCATGCGTTTTGATATATTCCAGTACAATGCGTAACCCTTCATCATTACATTATACTATTTAGAAATGCAGCACTAGACGTAATTGCAACAAGCCAACCTAAAATTTCTTGACGTGTAGGAGACTTATTTATCTTCTCATGTAACTCATCAATACGATCATTAGCTTGATCTATGTCTTCTTTTATCTGTTGTAGGTATTCTTTTGTTGTAAAACCGTTAGTACTCAATTACTTGATCCAGTCCCAATCATCTTCTTTGTAATGTTCTGGTATTTTTGGTTCTGCAAAATCTTTAATCCAATCTAAAAATTGTCTAAAGTAATATCCAAACAGCAATCCTATTAAGTAATCCATTTGTGAATTGTATCACAAAGTCTATGAACCAATACCGTAAATTGTAAAGCGACCTGTTAAGAAATTGTTATTACTTTTTATACGAAAAAGTAAACCTTTATTAAGACTTGCAGATGTCATAAAGAAGCCACCAGTCTCTGTATTTACTTTACCGCTTGCGTCCTGGAATACACAATCCATGTGTCCTGTAGAAACTTTTGTTGCGTCATTAAAATCTTGTAATAAAAATTCTGCACCAAACATTGCACCTGTACCAGTGCCTGTCGTTCCTATTTGTATATCATCTGTGTTTGTATTCTTTACAGTTGTTTCTGATGAACCCTGTGTAGATCTTTGAAAAGAATAGCTGTAGTCAGAAGAACCTGTAATTTCTGCATTAGATGAATCTAATAAATGTAATTGTATTTCATCTGCAGAATCATTTGTAACACCATCTAATATAACCATATAACTATCGTATGTGTTATTCCAATTAGCACCACCTAATGTAACTGTAGCTGTACTACTTGTTACTTCTACTGATTCTATAAGTTCTAATTTATTTGCACTCATGTATGTTTTATCCCGTAAACTGCAGCGTGTATTTCGTCAAACGTATTACCTGCTACTTCTATTTTTAAACCACCTGCTGCTACTTGTGATTTGACCATTGTACCAACCTTGTTGTAACCGCCTGATCCTATGCAAGCTGACCATATATATTTATAAAATGTTGTTGATAATGGATTGAATACTTTTAAATGTGCAGAAAAATGATTACCACCTGTAGCTAATACATTTAGAATACTGTTGTCTTGATCAGCATTTGCATTATTGTCCGTAAGATTAGATCCATTTAATTCAAAAGATGTAAAGTCGTATATACCTGTAGAAAACTCTGCACCTGCTGCTGTTAACACTTTAAGTTTTGGTCTCTCTGCAGCTATGTCTGATACTCCAGTCATACCACCTCGTATATATACATTATAGAAGTTATAGTCCGCACTAAATATACTGCCTAGTGTAAGTGATGTTGCACTAGAATCTGTAAATGTATTTACCTTCTCAAATTTACCTGCCATTAGACTGCAACTCCATACAAAGATAATCTTGATCCTGTAGCAAAACCATTAGTTGCAGTAGAGTAGACATGTATATCGCTTACTATACCTACAAGTTTAAAATTAAAACCACCAATACTCTGCCTACTATTAGAAGCACTAGAGTGTGAGTTACCTCTAAACTCTTGTGTTGCACCTAATGTAGAACTACCTAAGTTATATATTGTGTTGTATATGTTAAAACTTTTTGCATTTGCAGGATCGTCAAATTGTTCACGTAAAAGGTGATAATTTTGTGTAGCTTGTCTTGTACTTCTAGCACCTGATCCACCTTTAATCTGTACAAAACGATGTTCGTATGAATTACCAGAAGTAATACGTGATCCGCCTACAGAGTACTGCATTCTTATTTCATATTGTGAACCGTCTGTACCATCTACAGCTAACTCACCTATAAGAATATGTGTGTCAAATGTGTCTGCTTGTAATGAAGTAAAATTAATTTCTGCTTGTGCAGAAGCTAACGTTTGTGTTTCTATTAGTGTAAGTTTGCCGTTGGCACCACCTGCGTCAGGTAATAAATCTATATCTTCATCAATAGGATTACCGTCTATACCAAGTGTGCCACCTTCTTTAAGCATTAATAACATTGACATAATTAAAAGTATACCATTAGTTTAATCCGACAAGGTTACCTAAGTACAAGACAATATCACTGATTTGTGTATCAGATAAGGAAGTGTTGTATTGCCATATACCATGTATATCAACTGGGGAATGACTATAATTATTCCATTCACCACCTTTATTTATAGTCATAGGTCCAGTAAAACCTGAATCACCACTGTTTACATCTTGTTTAGTAATTTGTGTATTAACTGTTCCACCACCTATTGCATTTCTTGCCCTAATTATGTATGCTGCTTCTGCTTGATTAGAAGCATTAGATCTAAAACCATGTACGTACCATAAACTACCATTTGCTGCTGAACTTAACGTTGACGGTGTGCTACCATTGCCATTACTGTCTGGTGTAATTAGTGTGTTTGCAACTCTACATTGACCATCACCATGTTCTTGATGACCAAAATAACTTTTTTTACCACTAGAATGATACGCCCTTATAGGTGATCCTTCACCTGCTGTATTACTATTAGAAGCGCCATCACCCCATCTAGATACCCAAAACGTACTCTGGTTGCCTGCATTTATTTGTATTTGACTTATTTCCCAACCATCATCTGTACCATCAAACCTGACTGCAGGAAGTGTTACAGCAGTACCACCTGAATATGGAACATCTGTAACTGCTGCTACATAAGTAGGTGTACCATCAACTATTTGCGTAACTGAATTACCTAAATGATCGTCCCATTGATTGCTAGCAGTATTCCAAGAACTAGCATGAAATATATAGCTAGGATCTGCACCTATGTTTGGTGGAATTAGAAGGTCTCTGCTACCTGATAAACCGAATCTGCCTGATCCAAATGGCATTTAACTAAAATCTTGTAATGAATTAAGAAGTGGTGTAGAACCGTTTACAAA